ATAAGTCGGATAAAGAAGTTACTATTCGTACTGTAATTGATCTGGCTACTCTTGTACCGTCTGATATTCGTGCGGATGGCGTGTACGGATTACGCTGTAAGTGCCGTACTTTTATCAGTCGTTTTGTGGCTAACTTAGAGTGGATTGGTTTCACTTTAAATTACACTAAGTATAATGTGAGTGTACTGCCCATATACGCCGACATTGTGGAGTAATTAATGGCTAATCTACCACTACTTAGTTTGTCTACAGAAACTAACGTAGCCTCTCGTATTTACGAAGCGTTCAACGGGTACTCTAGTCCTTCGTTATACGGCACTGTAAACGGTAACCTAGAGTACACTAATATCAGAGATACTCGAAATTTGTCGTATTTGCAGATTCAATCTGAGACTTTTGCCGGTGGAAGCCAAGTGGGCGGGTCTGCTAATATGGACTTTTTCTCTGGCGCGTCTGACCTAGAGCCCGGAGCGGGGTGGTTTTCCGGCATTATTGACCCCAATTCCCGCCCAAAAGCATGGCTCTCAATCCCCGGCGCGTGTGCTAAAATGTACGTCCCGTACGACTCCCACGTTTTGGTACTATGGACGGTCACTTGGGCTAATGACTCACAGATTAACAACGAGACCGGGGAATCTCACATTTGTTTATTTGTTGATGATGATCCGGCTGCATTCAATACCTCAACCACGTTAGGTAATAACCCGCTAGCTAGAAGGCTACGTCGGGGCCAATTTGGTAACGAAGAAGATCTGATCGGATCGACACCTTCTGGGTACGACCGTATTCAAGATCGATACAAAGGACGTACATATAGCGGTCATTTTTTAGTAGATCTATCCACGGGCTTCCACGACATAGGCTTAAAGTTATGTACTACCGGTCTCGGTAAAAATAGGCTAAAGACTACTAAGATACGGTCACGGTCATTAAAATATATTTACTTTAGAAAAGGAGCGGCTTTCTAATGCCTACTAGGTCCCAACGAATTCAAGAGCGCGCCAAGAAACTACGCTCCGGCAAAGGCATCGGCGGGGGTAGTATACAGGGCGAGTATATGGCCGGTTTGCTCGAAAAGGGTACTCAAGACGCGTCGAAAGCTGCGTTTAGTAAACAACAGAAAGCAGACGCGGCTGTGACCGCAGTTGATACAGCACAAAAGTCTAGCGCAGGCGCGATGCAAACTCTTGCCGAAGCCGCCATGACGGGAGACCGTAGTGCCCTTTCCGGTGCGGCTAGCCAAATCCAACAGGGTACTCAAAACGCGGCTTACCAAGGAGCCCTTGCGGGAGAGCAGGCCAGTGCTCAAGCCGTGCAAGCGGCTGAGCAAGAGAAGCAAGCGGCACAACAGGCTGCAATTCAAGAGCAAGTACGCAAGCGACAGCAAACCATGTCGGACATTAGTTCCGGACTGGAGATCGCGACTCAAGTCGCCCAACTCGCTGCTCCCGGGGCTTTCGGGCTCATCGACAACATAACAAATTTACAAGCGGACAACGCTACTGCCGAAAACGACCCCACTGGCGGCTCTGGTAGTGGGTCCAAAGTCGGCGGCTTGATCGGACTCTTAAAGGGTGACTTCGCTAAGAAAGGTGCAGAATCAGTTAGCGGTGTAGGGGACATGACCGCTGAGCAACTGATGGGAGACGAATCTAGCGCAGCCGAAGCACTCAGACGTAAACTCGGCATTAGTAAGGAAAATTACTAGGAGACGACATGGCAAAATTAGAAGATAGCCTCAGAACACTACGGGCGGCTCGCGGACAACGCCGAGCCGATTCCGTTAAGCGTGTCATGTTTCCACGTCAATTTGCTTCCGCAGAGAGTCAAAAGGCCGCTGCTAAGGCCGCGTACAATAAGTCTATCGGACCTATCCTAAACGCTTACACCCGACAGCAATCTGCGCTGAGTGGTGACGAGAATGAGCTTAAAAAACTGCGTGGTAGGTCCGTAGACGACCTGATGACCAATGTACTCCGAGATGTTGCTGGTAGGGTACGCGCATCTGGCAGTGCGGATGTGGCCAAAATCAACGGTGTTGCGCGTGCAATGACTACCGCACAGCAGTACTACCGCGTGGCCGAAGCGTTGACCCGACAACGTGGCAGTAGTGGTAGTGCTAACTGGGCGAGCATGTCTCCCGGCGAGGCGGACGCGGAACTTGAAACGCTTGCGACTAACACATTTGCTAAGCTAATCAACGATGTAACACCCTCGCATTTTAAAGCTGAGGGCCTAAAAGCAGGGGCTAAAGTACCGGAAGAATATCGCGAAAAGTTCATGGACATGATTGACACCATGTACCGTCTAGATCCCCCCGCACTTGGCCCAAACGGATCTGCGTTTGCAAGTGCAATGAGCGAGTTTAACTTGGGAGTAAATCATGCGTTACCCGGTGAAGGTATGGGAACAGCAGACGTTGAGTTAATTCTCGACCAAGCGGGTGTACCCGTGAACGAAGAATTTATTCGGCAACTGGTACGGATGCAACTAATGGCGTCTATGTCTCCCGACAAGATGCCAGATCTAGTCACTGAATTCCATAACAACGCCGCTCGGTATGGTCTTGGCGAAATGGAGACGTCCATTGTTTCGTCACTAGGGAACACTCTTGGGTCTTTCTTTGGTGGAAATACACCTCAGACAGAGATTTTCCTAGAGCACCTCTACGGTAGTATGGGCCTGTCAGACACCCAACAGGGCTTCCTCGACTCTAATACCCGATACACCCAAATGCTGATGGAGAACATGCAGAGCAATAACGCGACTCCCGGAGTCCGGGCTGCACGGGACATGGTTTTTGGTAACCCTGAGTTTCAGGCCTTCAAAAGCAAACACGGCTACCAAACAAATATGGGTGCGCTGAAAGATCTACAGCAACAACTTAAAGAGGCCGATAAGACTAAAAAGAAACACGACCGACTACTCTTGCGGGCCAAAAAGTCAGGACGAGCGCCGGAAAGTATTCGTGCGTTTGAAGCCTTGCAAAACAATTGGAACCAGCCTAAAGAAGATGAGTCCGTCCCGACGGCGGGTGCTGAGTTAAACCAAGGTGCGGACACAGAACAGGTCACAGTAACTCCCGGAGCCCAGAATGAGTCTGCCAAGTCGCGCCTCCCGTACCGTAACATCTTCTACCAAGGCAGTAAGTCCAAGCAGTGAAACATCTGCCCCGGACGCTGGTCTAGACCTACCGGAAATTGATCAGACGTCGGACACTACCTCTGATTTACCCGAGTTTGACCCTACAGCTTTTTCTGAGGAAGAGAAGCCGGAGCGCGAACTTGTAGACATTGGTACAAAGCGTGAGATTGCGGACGAAATGGGCGAACGTCGGACGCTATTTTCGGATCCGCGTGGGTTCCTTGTCGGAACGTATAAGGCAATCGCACCTACTTGGTTGGGTGGTGGGCCTTCGGGCGCAGGTATGGGTCAAACGGGCTACGACGACATCGACACTCGTCTGGCTAACATGCTCGAAGAATACAAAATGGAGCCTACTGCTGAGAATTTAAATGTTCTCCAAAAAGACCTAGTAGACGCTTTTGCGAACCGGACCCCTTACGAGTTTGGGCACCCTGCGTTTAATGATTTAGGTGACATAGACCCCGGCGATGTAGACCCTTATCAGGCTATCAGTCTTCCCGCCGCAGAGATTGTCGGGCTGTGGGCCAAAGACAATCTAGGTAGAGATTACGAAACCATACCTGAACTCTGGGACAACTTTGGGGCAGATTACAAAGCCGAAAACGATCAGTCAAAGAAGTTTAATGATCGGATGACGGAGCTAACGGAAGAAGGTAACTCCCATATTACCGTACACGTCTCTATGGATGGTAAGATAGTTAGTAGTGTTGTTAAATTCATGGACGACGAACTTAATGAAGAATTGCGTAGTCTGAATAACAACCCGATTATTGACGAGATTCTTGGGGACCAAACAGATCCCAGAGTCTACATGATGTCTACCGCAGGTATGACCATGATGGCAGCGCATCCTGAGATGGCGGCACTACTTCCCCAGTCTATGTCAGGCGCTGTAGTACGCGAGACGCTACCTAGTGTTAGACAACTCAATAACGAAGAACAGTACAACCCTATGCGGGTAGTAGCCCCTTTTCATGCAACTCCTACCGGGGTCATGTTCGCGTCTGACGCCGCATTTCAATCCATGATACCTATGATCGCCACTGAGATTGCCCTAGACGACGGCATCGCAATCGACAAGTGGAACGACATGGTGTGGAGTTACAACCGACGTCTTAAGCAGGCACAGAAATCAGGTACAGAAGCTGAACAGCCAATGCTGTCCGCTGACCTGACTGTAGAGAGTATCCGCGACCGGGCTATTGCCCGCGCTGAGACGGACTACCAGAGCGCGTACAAAGGGTACCGAACTACGGTACACAAAGATCCATACCGAGTAGTAGACTCCTATATCCGTGGAGATGTAATGCCCGAGGGTGAGGTAAGTATGCCCGGAGACATCGCAGCGTTTGCGGGCCGTGCTACTGCACAGGCGACATCTGATTTCTTGATGTTACCTGAACTATCCGGACGTACTTACGGCGACAGTACACTCCCTTCCCGTATCATTGACGCTATGTTTATGTCCGGAGTAACTAAGCTCCATGGTGGAGCCGTACGGAAAAGGCGTGAAGAGGACGGAAATTTAGTACTTCTAGAGGAGCCCTTGAAGGAAGGGGAGTTGGCCCATCCACTGCTCGGCGATGTCGTAGGTACGAATGAAGTAGATTATTTTCTTAAGACCGTAGATCCTTTGACTGAAGTGTACACTCGCGCATTCGTACAGGCGATGGACAGGGAGATAGCGGAAGGTAATGGAATTATTGGCCGTGAACTACGGATTATTAAATACATGTTGGAGGTTGTAGGTACACCTGACAACCTCGTGTACATGGCCGAAGACTCTTACGCTGGAGGCACGTTTGTAGCCGAATTTGGCGAGGCGTTTATCCGCCCGCTACTGGCGCGTGTGATTGGCGAGGACGCCAGTAAGAAGTTTGAAGCCGGAACAACTGGCTTGGGTGGCATTGTGGCCATTGCTGCGATGATGCGTACCCCGGGAGCACTAGAGGCCGCGGCTCTTGGGACGTCTCTGGCTAAATCCGGCAGAGCGCGTAGAGCGCGGCGTATGGAAAATGTGGCCACACGGTCTAGTAAGGCCATTGCGGACGGCATCGAAGGTGTACCTAATTTTGATAAAGCTATGTCGGGTACTTTGGACGTAGAAGCAGCCGACAAGTTAGTCCGTGACGTACAAGCAATCATTGACGCCGACGACGGTGTAGGTATCCCACTACAAATGACGGCGCGCTTAGACGCCGAGTCACAAAGAGGGGTAAAGTCCTCGCTGCGGGACACATCCAATCTAGCGTTAGTCGAAGCGTATAAAGAGCTAGGACAACGTGCCACGGAGGCCCGTGAGAACGCTGCACAGTCGAAGCGTTTGTCCCAAGAGCGTGCCGCAGGGTCAGAAGAGGCGCTGAACCACTTACTAGATTCTGTGGCATCAGACGTACAGGACCTAAAACTTAGGTTCCAACAAGAACTAATCGTCCAACAGGGCTTAGCCGAACGATTGACCCATGAAGGCGTACAGAACCGGGTCCAAGAACTACTACCTAATGCTAGTGTATCTGACCTAAAATTCCTAGAGGATGTATTTGATTATCTTAGGGAAGCAGGCGACTTTTCAGATCCTTCTAAACAGGGAAAACTGATTGCCCTCGCCCAAGGACTCTTGAACAAAGGTATCCTTCCTCAACAGAAGATGACGGATTTGCTTCAATTAATTGGAACCGCGGAGGGTGATGCCATTATTCGTGCGGTGCTTTTTGAACGGATGTCTCAAATTCTAGAGGGTGCTCCCGATAAAGCCATAGGGGACTCGGATGTAGACCTCAGCTTAAAAACAGCGAAAGAACGTGCTGAGGGTACGGCTGCGGAACTAAGCGCCAAAGCCGACGAGCTTGACGCGCAGATTGCGGAAATAGCTACAAACCGGAGAACACAGGACGCCGACGGGCTTGTACCCGAAAGGCCGGGACGAGAGGTTGAAAGCGACGGTACTTTTACCGCAAGAACGACCAATGTATTGGAAGAAATATCGGTAGTCAGATCGGACCTAGAACGACATAAAGCTAACGTCGAAAAGATGACTGATCGCGAGGCTTTTTTAGGCGATCTAATTGACAACGCTAAGTTTGACGCCGTTACAGCAAAATACCTTCAAGATTACGTTCGGTCCTTGTACCGGCAGGCCCGAGCGATTGCGGCGGCTGGTGACTTAACTCCAAAGCAGTGGACTGCACTAGAAAATGCTATCGTAGGTAAAGCTACTCCCGAAGAAATGACCGCAGCAGTCGAAGGCGCGGCCAAGACTAATCCAGATATAAAAGCAGCTTTGGATATTGTCCGGGAAGAAATTGCGGACGTACGTCAAGACGCTCCTGTAACTACTAAGTCTACGGCAACGGCTCGTCGGGTGGTTAAAGCCGCACAACGTGTGTGGTTGAAGGCCGACGAACAGAAAAGAGCATTACTTAAAGACGCTGATAACCCTGTTGAAGTAATGAACAGTCAAGCCTACCAAGTCGCGGAGAGTGCTGTCAAAGAAGCGGATCGTACCGTAAACGATGTGCGGACAGAGTTTGGTCTTCCAGAGGATACAAGATCTCTAGGTGTGTTTGATGAAAGCTGGATTGATGACCTAGACGCTAAGGCACGAGATCCCGGCGGTTTCGAGATTAACGATGTCGGCCACACCATTATCTCCGCACGCGCAGCCGTTAAACTATTAAAGAACCCCACTGGGATCTTGCATTTAAATCATAGGAACCAACACTGGTTTATTCCTAGTCCGGTGTTTCATTCTCAGAATGTCTGGCAAGTCTGGGCAGTTACTGCGTCTCAGCGAGTGTTTGAGCTACTTCCGATGTTCCGGATGCGACAACGTGCCCTAAGCGCCCGTCTTGCCCCTGAGATTGACGACGTGGCTCGCCGTAAGTTTGTACAGTACACCCATATTGCCGCCGATTTTTATAAAATCTGGGACCACGTTGCCGGTAGGGTAGATTACTCGGACACCACAGACACGGCCCGGATGCGGTACGACGAAGCCAACACTATGATTAACGACATCCTAACGACTACTGACCAGCGAGTACGGACGGTAGAGGCTCGGTACCGATTGTTGCCCTACACAAAGCGGACGGGCCTACACATCTGGGCCGCAGCGGGCTTCAGTACGTCGATGTTAGATCGAATGCTCGACCGATCGTGGCAACTGGCACAAGCAGTGCGACTAAAACCTATGGGCGAAAACATGCCCGATTTTGCAATGGATGCTGCGATTTCATCGTTCGTCAGTGACTTATCTGTAATTGCGCGTGAAGATTGGCACTCGGAAAAACTACCCGCGATTAAGAAAAGGGTGTATGAGTGGTTGATTGGAGAGTCTAGGGCCGACGAGCCTTTTCGGTTTGGTAACTACGAGATGAACGACCTACGCGGCGCGATCCTCGAAGCCATTGAAGCGGAAATGCCGTTACAGACCGTTGTACGGGACGGAGGCGTTAGTAAATCTGAACGGTTGTCTATGTTTAGGTTCCAAATGGCTATCGTTCAAGGTGCGTTGTTTGATGATGCCATCAAAGGTTTTCTAGAGCTTACAGGGCCTCGGACCAGCGCCTACGATTATGGAATGGCACTGAATACAATTACGGGTCAGGGGCAGATGGAAGGTACTCAAGCCGCCAATCGGACCTTTCGAGTAGACGATCGTGTCTGGTTACGAACGGACCTACAAGCGTGGACCGACTGGATTGTACAAGATAAAGAACGTCCAGTATCCGGTAAAGCACCTCAGAAGCGCGACGTAGCTGAGCAAATAGCAGGCACTGCCCCAGCGTTCTTTGAGCCCGAGAGGCAAGTTGGGGCTCGTCCGTTTAAGAGCGATGACCTCGGTACTGTTCCCGTAACTCAGCGTTTGGAAGAAGGTGATGCACCACCAATACGTCGGGACATGACTATTGAGCAACTAGGGGCTGAGCACTTAAACAAGCAGCCCTTTCAGATTGTCAGAATGTACACTACAGAGCGTCCTAAAACAGACGTTGTTGAAGGTGAAGGTGTTCCACTAACCCCGGAGCGAGTGCGGGAGTTGGCGGTGGCTACCGACACCGAACGTGTACTAATCGACGTTTGGGATCCAAATACTGGGACTGTCGTCAAAGGCCTCGGGCTTGATGAGATAGCGCATCGCAATGCTAACTTCTCTTTGTTGGATGCGTATGTCGCCTCTGAAGCATTGGGTATGGCGTACATTGACAGTGTTGGGCGATCTGACGCAGGCAAGGACGCGGCGGTAAAAGGAAATGTCCGTAAGCTTACAGACTTAGCTGCGGAAGCGTTTACGGCGTACCAGAAGTTAATTACCGTAGGCCTAGCGGGAGACGGCTACTTACTTCAGCAATTTCCTGCGAGTGGAATCTCAGATCTTGCCGAAATACATCAGAAGATGGGTAAAGAGATCGATCAACTCGTATCCGCTGACTTAGCTACGGGGTCTAAATCTGTAATGCTTCGGTACATGGCTAACGGAATGGGGAGTTCAGTTCTCGATAAGCTACTTACGATGCAAAGAGCACTGTTTGCTCAGATTTTGTTTGGGTACGGTGGTCGGCCTTCGTTTGTCGCGTCTATTTTATGGGGCGATATGGGTCAGAAACACATCGTTCTAGGTCTCAAGGACGCAATCGGCCTCAGCGCCTTCACCGCCATGGGCTATCTACCTTTCAACGTACAGACTAAAGCATCCGAGTTCCTTAAAGCTAACGGTACGTCAGGTGGAGTTCCCGGCGTTTTAGACGCCAACACCAACGCGGCGTTTTTGAAACTGATGGAAGGTGGGGACACATTTATTCCTGAGTTAAAGATGACTGCTGGCGAGGCGTTGGTCGAAATGCGGTCTGCGGGCGTTGAAGATCAGTTTGTAAACACATTATCCGATGCCGCCAACAAAGACGCAGTACGACGTATGGTAGGTATGCGTGGCTATAACGTGACTGACGGGGTGATCTGGTTTGGAAAGGCGGGCGCATCCGCAGGCGTACCGCTGTTCGTGGCGTATCGGTGGTTCCAAGACGTGATCTCTGAAGCTACGACACGTCAACGTGCCTTTTTCTACCTACTACAACGGATGCGAGGTAAGACACCTGACGAGGCTCGCGGGCTGATGAACAACGCACTGTTCGATTGGACAACCTCTATCTCTAAGTTGGAAAGAGATTATCTGGCGTCTTGGATCTTGTTCTACACCCTACAAAAAAACGCAGTAGCACACTACTTGCGTATGTTTACCGAGCACAGCCGTGTGGGTGGACGTGAATGGGCCAAGCGGTACGCTCGTGGTAGTACTCAGCTTCAACGACATAAGGGCCACTTACTACTACACGCGGGCACGCCCCCGATCAGCCCTGAGTGGGACGGGGAACAACCCACGGGCGAAGACCTTAAGCGTGAATGGGCTAAGTGGACCGATATGCCTAACTACATTCAAGATATGCCTATCGTGGGCACAGGTGTGTACCCCGAACATGCAATCGAATTACAACGCAAAGAAGGTTACTTCCGACCTGCGTATGCAGACACTCTCAGGCCATTCTCGGACGTACAGACTGGCCTTATGTTCTACCATTTAGCTACAGCTATGATCTCCGTCGGAGTTTCAACTGCTACGATGCTGGCTCCCGACGGTACTAAGGTACCTCTTGCTACGAATCCAAAGAAAGCTAAAGAACTGGCGGCTGACGTAGTGTTAGAACTGATGGCTCCGGTGTATGCGTCCGCGGGTCAGGCCCTTGCGAAGCAATCGGGCTTGACTACCCCCGGAAGCTGGGGCTCTCAGGCGGAATCAAGAAAGGTCAAGAAAGGTGACCTTGCAATGTACGAGTTCCTCACTGCGTTCGGGTTCCCAATGGAGCGCGTAGTTTATCTACAAGATCAGACGATGGGTCGGGGCAATATCGCGGCCAAAGGTGAGAGACGTATTGGGTTTGTAGGTCCGATTGATCCAGTATTTGACATGCTATGGCAACTAGGTACTCGGCAGTTTGGGATGTACGAGCAACTCGCTGGGCTTGTGTTTGCGGGTATGACTCCGGAAGAAGTCCTTCAGTACGCGAGCGAAGATCCTACCGGCTTCGAAACACGGCTCCAGACAGTCCGAGTATTAATGGACCTTATGCCTCGCCGGAACTGGGATCCATCCGATCAAGTGTATTACACTGAACGTGATATATCTTTGACGGTTAGCAATCAGAAAGCACACCAAGAACAAGTTAATCGTTCTAAAGCAATCGCAAGTCTCGATACCGATTATAGTGACAACATCCCCACTAACATTGCAGCTAATTTAGACGCCGCACAGCTTAAGATCTACAAGGCCAATTACAAAAAGCTTGTTGACTGGCAACTAAGCGACACGGGTCAGGCGTATTTTGCTTTACGGTACGGCCCAACAGACGGTCGCATAACAGATGAATTTAAGTCTTCCCCCGAAGGCCAAGAACTGTTAGAACTAATTAGTAACTACCGTGACGACGATAAGTGGCCTAGCGCCGAGATCGATGCTCTAATTGGTACGATAAACGTAGAGGCCGAACAACTTAGGCAGTCTAATAAAAGAAAAGGCAAGCGATAATGTCCAGTCTGGATCAAAGAGTAACCAATTTAGAAGACCAAGTTGGCGGAATCCGTGAGACTCTTGCTATGGTACAAAACGAACAGAAACATTCGGTCAAAACCTTAGATCGCATTGAAGCTCAACTTACAATACTTTCAGTACAGAACCAAGGCGACTGGAGTACCGCGTTTAAAAACCCGCAAACCATCGTCCTCGGCCTTATTCTTATCGGAGGATTGTTGGGACACGACACTATGATGTTAGCGTCTACAGCAATGAATCCAGCTTTAGCGGGTCCTTCCCTTGACATCGTACCTTAGGTAGTTTATAAACTTTACATCCTTTAGGATTTATACAGGAGACATTCGGTCATGGCAGGTAATCTAAAGCAAAGACTAATCAAAGCGGGACGCGACTTTAACTACGCAGAAGGCGTCAAGGTCCTCAACAATACCGCTTCAATCATCACCGCCGATACAATCGTTATGGCAAAAGACGCACAAGGTCCGTTCTTGATGGTCGAAGCTGCGCTTGGTACTGTGGGCAACGCTCAAGGTCGGCTGCTGATTATGAAGCATGACCTTCCCGCAAACGGCTACGGTGTAGCTTTGCCGTGGAAGAAATGTACAGGTGCAGTCACTGGCTTCGCTGATGGCGCAGTTCTGTACATTAACGACGACGGGACACTTACCGCTACTTCCGGGGACCCCGCGAAAGCGCGTGTCGTTGGGCATGTCTTGGATGCTTCCGATGGTACATGGTTGTTCTCCGGTGAGATGGGCATCCAAGTAATCTAGGGAGGCTCAGATGGGCGTAGCACGCGTCAGACCGTCTAGAAATATCTACACGGTAACTATAAATGAAGGTAATCTACCGAGTGCTGCTTCGGGCAAGACGACTAGTACTTGGAAATTTGAGGGTATTCCCAATAGAGGTATTGTTCACGCGGCATCACTCAAACTGAGGGATCTTACTGCGCTAAGCAATACGGGAGTAAACGCAATTTTCTTTAACTCTCTAGGTACTGTGTCTGCCGTTGCCGATGGGGATAACGGAATTAGTACCATCACAGCGGACGACGCTATTTTTGTCAGTACGTTTAAGATTTCGGACGCACCCTCAGGTGCGCTCAACGTACATGCAGTCACGACGGGTCCGACTACCCCTGAGCTATACAGTGCTCAAATTCAACTGTTAGATAGCAATAAAGAAAACGTACCCGACGAACTAGCTTACGATTTGTCGGGCGGAGTACTGGGTCCGGATTCAAATGATGCGACCCTGTTCGTTACTCTCTGGACTGGCGGTTTTGACTGGACAGGCCTAGAAAAGATTACTATGACGCTTGAGATCGAGCCCTGTTTCTAGGGAGATTGTATGGAGGAGATTACGGTAAGTGCCCAAGGCACCCGTGTACGCACGCTTAATCAACTTCTGAGGCACGCTAACGTCGATAAAAAACGTTGGCGTGTTTCTTCATGGAAATGTAACTCTTGGGAACAAAGCGTTAAAGGCGGCGAATCTACTATCACGCTTTATCAGGTCAAGGCGTACCTAGAGCGTAAGATCGAGCCCGACCGTCAGCCCGCGTACCCACCTAAGTGCATCCCACGAACCGAGCGTCCACCTCGAACCGACGGACTTAAGACCGCGTGCTTTATCCCGGACACCCAGTTGGGATACGCGTGGAAGAATAAGTACACATACCTAGATCCAATGCACGATCGCAAGGCTATGGATGCGGTGGTACGGTTTGTACGTCACGCTCGACCCGACGTTATAGTTCTCTTAGGAGATATGCTTGACCTAGCCCCTTGGAGTACGCGGTTTCCCCGGAAGCCGGAGTACAGACAGACCACACAGCCTGCGATTGACGAGCTACACTGGTGGTTAGCTGACATCCGAGACGCATCTCCTGCTAGTAAAATAGTGTACATGGCTGGCAACCACGAGGCCCGGATAAGCAAGGCGGCAGTAGAGCTATTGCCTGAAGCTACCGGGCTTTCGCCTGCCCTGTCGAATGACCCGATCTTAAGTCTCAATCATCTACTACACCTAGACAAACTAGACATAGATTACATTGGTCCTTACGGTACTGACTGGTGGCTATGGCCTGACTCCAACTCGCCCATCCGCGTTAACCACGGCACCAAAGTCCGCGGGGGCTCCGGTGGAACAGCTACGGCAATCGCCAAAACTGCCCGCTGGTCCGAGGTCTACGGGCACATCCACAAGGTAGAGTTTGTACAGAAAACGTACCATGGTCCCGATGGTCCACAGTGTGTAACTGCAATGAGTCCCGGTTGTTTAGTTAGAGTACCGGGACCTACGCCGGGAGTTTCTTTAGCTCCCGATTGGCAACAAGGGCTTGGGCTTGCTATACTTGACGAGAGAACTAAAGATGTTCACATGCAGGTACTTTCGATCACTAACGGGCGGCTTGCGTACAATAACCAGATCTTTGAGGGCGAAGACCCTTACGAACGCATCGCCTTCGAAACCGGCTGGCGACAGTTTACCGGAGACTAAAATGGCCAAGAACAAAAAGTTTAACATCTTCAAGCTCGTCGCTCGCATCCTTCGCGTGGGACGTAAGATTACAGTTGCGTTGTCGGACGATCAGAAGATCAGCCCCGATGAGCGTGACGAGATCATCGCACTCTTGCTGTCCGAGGTCACTGCGTACCTCGACGAAGTAATGGGATAATCAATGCCTACCTTGACCGCTACTAATCAGTTAGCCAACGCCGACTTTCGATTCTGGAAAGTCGATGTTACTAGCACTGACACTTCAGTTGTGTACACAAACATTTTTGGTACGTCGGGTACACTGTACGCTATTTACGTCCAAAACGTAGAGTCTAGTAACGAAGCCGTGTTCCTTAAAATGTACGACACTGTGACTGCTCCTACCAATGGGACCACACACCCGGACTTTGGTTTCGGCATTAAGTCAGGAGTTAAAGAAGTGTTCTTGTTCCCTGAAGGTGTGACTTTTAGTGCAGGACTAAGTTGGGCAGTGTCTGACTTTGCCAACGGTAAGGGTACTACACGAGGGGACAGTACTCTCGACGCTGGCGTTTCTAAAATCGTATTCGTTTACAAGTGAGTTAAGTCATGACGACAACCAACTATACTATACAATCCCCTATGAACACGCTGGTCTGGAAGGACACAGCGGTCACCAACACTAAAGTGCAGCCCGCTGCTGCGACAAGTGACGTGACTCATATGGAATTCGATAACACGACAAATACCGCGGCGACGTACTATAAGTTCTGGGCGCTCGCAACTGGATCTGTAAGTCTTGGGGTCACGGAACCTTACTTCATCATAAAGATTGCGGGCAGTACGAAGCAGTACATGACCATCCCTACGACGCTCACGTTCACGACTAACTTAACGTACATTGCAACTAGCACTCAAGCGAACGATGCGACCCAAGTTGCCCCCACAAACACTGTGGGACTCACGTTGATCTACTCACCTTAAGCTAGTTTAGTCTTAGCGTAGACGTAACCTCGGGTAGCGTCTCGCTCCCCGTACTCCGGGAACGGTGGCATGTAAGCCTCACCGGGGCCTACACCGCGCCACACGACACCGTTGTGGTCAATACCGTTCCGCGTAGACTTGGTGGCTTCTAGGACCAACAGACGGCCTCCTGCCTCGCACGCTAGGAAGGAGTGGCCTTGCTTCCACTGGCCCTTCCAGACTTGGTATAGATACCAACCATCACCGTCACCGTTAGCCGTGATGCCTAGTTCTTTTGCCATGGTGATCGGACCCCATAGGTCTTTGCGGTCCCACATTTGCCACTTCTTATACCGACTAAACGTCCAGTCCGCGTCCGGGTATAGCTGACATAAGATGGCCCAAGTGAATGTCGAACAGTCTATTTGCTTAGTACCTGTGTCGATAAGCTTAGATGAGACGCCACGAACACAAGACGGCATATCCGCCTTGTGTCCGTAGCTGTAGCCCTCCCATGATGGGAGGGCGTGAAGGATTCTCTCGGTTACAGTTTGATTATCTGCCATCCCATATCCTGTGGCTCATAGTCTTCTGGCATCACGGTGCTCTGAACGTATACCCCAAGTGCGGGTATGGTCCGCGCTGCCCTCATCATCTTCCCTAGTGTAACCGGGTCATAGCCCCGGTCTGGGAATATGATAACACTCTTATCCATAGGAAGCACAGCCGCCGCAAGGGCTATAGCTAGTGCCACAGACTCAGCACCTGACGGAGCCGGACGTCGCTGTAGTCCTAGCTTGGCGTCCTTACCTGTCTTAACGAACCGAGGATGCTGCATACCCTCTGGCATATATTGGTTCATCCTCTCTTCAAGAGCCGGAGCTATCTCCAAGTAGAACCTATGCATCTCACGTTTGATCTGCTCAGACAGGTCCTTAGACTGTGCCTCGTGGAGTACAGTCTGTGACCTCTCTGCAATCAGTTCTTGACTCGGCTCCGACATATACTTCATGGCGATGTCTAGTTCTTTTAGCTTAGCTCTATGTGCGCGTAGTGCCTTGCCGACTACTTCGTCCATCTTCAACAGGGCTTGGCGGTAGCCCCCATGCTGTTTAACCTGAGCATCCCACTGTTGGTGTACGACCATCAAGGGCATGTCATTATCGACATGCTTAAGTAGAAACTTGTACATACTGACTGAACCACCATTCATAGCAGCCATAGCTTCCTGTACCGCATTTCGGTAGCCCGCTGTCTCGCCTCGGTACTCGTACTTAGCGAAGTCATTAGTCAAGATAGAGGCAGTAACGGTTGCCCCCTCAGTCATGAACTCAATGTGGCGTTTGAGTTTGATGTCCTTGCCCGCTGCATCGTACACCTGATTAAAGCAGGCTAGCTCTAGGGCGTGGATCAAGGCACTTTTACCTGCGCCGTTGCGTCCATTCACTATGACGTATTTAGATTCGAACCTAAACCGTGTGGTCATTCTGTTCTTAACATTCGTTACTAGTGTCTTAATCATACTTCCTTCCATGTTTGGCCAATGTCGGCCTCTGCTGTGAATTCTACGGGTAGACCTTCTACCCTCCTCGTTAGCACTTCAGTTACAATCTTCTGCGTCTCTTCTGCTTTTCCCTCCTTCACCGTGAATACTACAGCGTCGTGAAGCTGGTTCACTAAGCCAATCTTGTTGTTAAAGTCGAATGGTAGGTGGTCTTCTACCAATTCAATCATGCCGTTAGCGACTACGGCGAAGCCCCCCGCTTGTACCCCGAAGTTGAGGATTGCATTGTAATCCTCTTGGGCGAAGAAGCGCCGCCGTCCCATCACGACCTCCTCGACGTATCCCGTGGACCGGCATCCTGACAAGGTTTTCTTCCACCACTTTGCAAATTGTGGGGCTCGATCCTTCCATCTCCGGTGGAGGACACGGATCTGCTGGAGCTTGTAATGAGCGTACAGTAGGTTGCCATCGTTGTCCTCGTTACTCGTAACTAGATCGTAGATCTTAGGTGCTGCCGCGCCGTACAGTGAGGCAAAGCAAATAGTCTTAGCCAAGTTACGCATCCGCTTGAACTGACCTTTACCCTTACCCATCTTGTTTGTAGGTGCGCCCTCTGATTCCCAGAACCTAGCTCCGAACATGAGATCCCCAGTTAGGTTGTGGGGATCGATCTCCTTCTTCTCAAAGGCATCTAGGTAGTGCGAGGCTCCTGCCAATGCTGCGGCGAAGCGTAGTTCCAATTGGTCGTAGTCTGCCCCGACGAATACGCATCCTTTCGGCGGTATGAACATGTCACGGAGACTATGTGGTATGTTCTGGAAGTTAGGACCACTAGATGAGAGGCGTCCCGTAACCGTACCATGTGAGTTCCAGTTGGGGTAAACATAGCTATCCCGTACTAGTCCAGCGTTAGGCCGGAGCTTCTTTAAGTAAGTAGATAGCATCTTCTCGTCACGACGGTAGAAACGTAAAGCGTTAATGTACTTACGCTGTTCTTCTGCAACTGCACTGCTAGCCTCCAGTGACCGTAGTACATCCGCACCCACACTAGGCTCGCCTGTCTTGGTGAATTCTTTAGGTGGCAAGCACCAGTCACTAAACAATAACTCTCTAACTTGAGTCGGTGAATTAGGATGTACATCAGGTTGTAGCCCGTAGAGTATGCGTTGCCACTTCTCCGAGCTTTCCTTATGTCGCTTCTCGTGCGCCGCTCTCCGGCCTTCGTCGATACGCATACCCATCCTACGCATACCGACACAGATGTCCTGTACCTTAGCGTCGAAGCCATACAACTTAAGCTGGTCTCGGCGCTTAGCACTCTCCCTCAAGGGCTTGGTAATGCGTGCGGTGACGGCTACGTCGGTTGCACAGTACTCGTGTAACTCTCGGTCTGTCCTAGCTACTACTCCAGTGTGGTCTGCCTTCCATGCTGGTACGTCAGTTAAGAACGAACCGATGAACCCTAGTCCGTGGCGATGCTCGGAGGCGGCTAGTTTATGGAGCAGGATGGTGTCTACCAAGGGCTCAGGCGTTACGCCGAGGTGCTGCTCTACTACAAGCCTATCGAAGTAACCTGCGTTGTGTCCGACCTTTAGGTGTCCCGGATCCGTAAATACATCCCGGAGCAAGTCTTTCATCCACTGCTCTTCATCAGCCTTGTAGAATCTGCTTACCCCGTCGATGCCCACGAACGGTATGATTAGTACGCGGTCTACAGTACCGATACCCACACAACGTAGGTCGGTAGTTAAACAGTCCACACCGTCAGTCTCGACGTCGTAAGCTAGAAGCTGGCCCCTTACGTCTTCGAAGAAAGCCTTGGCTTCCTCGTAGTCGGGCGTGTACCTTACACTAGGGTCTTTCCAGTTCAGTTCTCCCTTATGGTGCCGTAACATCTTAGCGATGTCGGCACTTAGTATGCCCTTAAACTTGGGTTGCTTAACCATATAACTAGGAGAATAAGTAGGTAGTACCTTGAAATCGCCCCGTACTGCGGGTCCACCTCTAACTGCGTCTAGCTTTGGGTTACCTTCGTACACAAACTTAGTAGCGTAAGAGCCCATGGGTAAGATGGTTTGGTAGGTGTCCATACTCTCACGGACGTGAGCCGAGCACGCCTCTATCGGACTCAGGTAGGGCTCTTGGCCCTTCTTAGCCCTACGCCTATTGGTTGCCCTAAGGCGTGCGAGGTATGTCTTAGGGTCGTCGTGAGGCCACCTACAGCCCACGATGTTTCCCCATGCTATGTCGCTACGCTTCAGTCCGTTCTCTTGTATTTGTTCTACAACGAACGCGCCGTTAGCATCAGAGAACGGCGCATTTAATTGGGCGTCAGTCTTAGAGGGTCCCTCGCCCAGAATAAGGATTCCCTCTTTGTTTTCAGCGTGGATGAAATCTACCGGGTCCCAACACTTCTCTCTTTTCCAGTATTGTTTCAACGGACACTTATCACATTTAGCTTTATCAAATCCCAAGACTCACCTCAAACCACTTAAACCATTCATCGAATTCTTCGTCGGATTCTAACTCGGGTGCGTAGTACACCCCGCGTCTAATGCGGACACGTCCCTTCTTCTTTAGTCGATAGAACCCTAGCCGCTCTAGTGGCGAACAGCTTGCGCGTGTTACCTGCCACTCTCTTAGTAGACGCTCTAGGGCATCTACTTCAGGTGCATCTAATGTCATCGTCTGGCCCCCGGAGAAAAAAAGGGCACCTTGAAGTGTTAGTCCAAGGTGCCCCACATGAACTAGAAGCTCATGAACTCGCCGAGAGCATCGTCAGACTTGCCCTTACCATTGGACACTTCCTGAGATGAAGTGTACTGATCAGCGGTAACCCACTTACGAGTAGGCCAACTCTTGTCGTCTACCGCCGGAGCGTAGTAGCAGTAGCCGATGAGTCCGGTACATTCCTTAGCAATGTAGTCCGCTGCCTCTTCCATAGTCTTGAAGTCTTTAGCAAAGGTCTCCCGAACCTCTGAAGGGCTCATGCCAAGAGAGCTAAAGAACCGCAACCAGATACCCAGAACCTTATCGTCCGGAGTCTTAGGCAAGTTAATACCGTCGTTGATGGAGCAGCCTTTAGACTCTCCCTCCTCTACGGTACCCTTGATTCGGATACGGGCGTTGCCGGTCTGTGACTCGTAGCACTCCATGCTAGTAATCTTGACTTGAAAGACTCCCGAAGATCGAGGAGACTGATTGATACTGACGTTACTGAAATCAAAGTTAAACATTTTTTATTTTCCTATAGTGTGTTCACGAAATTAGTTAGCAAATTATTGTTATGTTTTCTAAGTTGTGCCCGGTCAAGGGCATCTGCAAATATCCATCTAATATGTCTGTCGTCTACTCCCTCCTCTTTTAGTTTCTTAGCGTGGAAAGCCAATATCGGCTTTAGCTTAGGTCTCCTCTCTTCCAACTGCTCGGCAAGCTCAAGGCTAATAGCCTCTACATGCTCATCCATAAACTGCAATGCCTTTGGCCTCGGGACATCGTAGCCCGCCAGTAGTAACACCTCCCTCAAGTTGAGGGGAAATTTTTCGGGCGTAATGGCTAGGCGATCGCCTGTGATGTAGTCCGCATCGGGGCCTGACTGGTACATGTAGGGCCATCCGATCGAACTGTCCTCGTCGTAGATCACTCGGATCACGAGGTCGGCCATAGCGGGCAGCTTCTCAGGTAACTGCCATCCGGGGATAAGCGGTGAGCCCGGGATGTACTTATTCCCAGTATCTTTCTTTACCTCTTTAGGAGGTTGCTCGTGCATATTTAGGATAACGTGGCAGTCAGCCGCCCGGGCTGCGTCTCGCAAGTCATAGACCCTCTGGTTAAAGGCATCAAAGGCTGACCACCCCGAGTGACTCTGCTTGCACCTAGCAAGTTCTTGGTCACACAAGATGCTAAAGTCATCCACAATAATAGCGGGGTATTTATCTTGTCCTTGTTTGATCATAGTAGTGATGTGCCCAAAGTTAAGCGACTCACCGGCTTCGATGACCTTGGGTTCCCAGTTGAGCCATCTAGCGCAAGTGAGCGCGCCCTTTGGTGCGATGAACAAACCGTCAGGGAAAGCTCTCACACTTGCAAGTGTCTTGCCTGTCTTAGCAGGTCCATATTGGATAGCGAATATACTCATGTCTTACTCCCCCATTGGCACGTCTCATAGAATTTACATTTACGGTAGGCCCAACATGCTGACTCATGATGAGTAGCGGGCCAAAGTGATGGTTCCACGTCTTCAAACTCCCTTATCATTCTTTCTGCACTAATTATTGTCGTCTTAAAATTGGCAACGCTGTGAGGGGCTGGGTCGATAGACGTACGATTAAAGGTTGGAGACGCTCCACCCTTGCCCCACTCAATCACGTTCAGTAGTACTCCGCCCCATCGATCACCGAACATCTTCTCTCCGATCATCTGGTAGCCAATGAACTGTCCGTTCATAGAGTAGCCGCCTACTGTTTTACCGCTAAATCTGTTTGTCGTTTTGTGATCTACAAAGTAGACCTTACCGGTGATCGGATGCTGCCACACTAAATCTACACGTTGGGTGTAGAAGTAGGTGTCATTCATCTTCTCGTCGTAAACGTTAACGCATAGCTCATGTTCAATCGCCTCTACGTTCCACTGCTCTGCGGACCAGTGTAGTATGTAGGCGGCTAGTGTCTCCTGCATTTGAGGTACATAGCGTTGCCATGCGGCTCTATGTCCCGGAGGCTGTAACTGGGCCAGAGCCTGAATCGCGTCGGCACCAGAGTAAAGCTCTTTATCTTCGTACAGATTAGACTGTAGTCCGTAGTGGTGAGCCAGTCCGACATGGAACAGGGAGCCCTTGATTAACGGTTCTGCCGGAGGTATGTCAGATGTACGCTTCTCCGTCTTATAAGACAGAGCATATAGTCTAGGACAACGCAATGCCTTAGACAGCCGGTGCCACCCTTTACGGGAAGGACCGGGATCGATCAAGAACTTAGCCATGTTAACCTCTATGCTTCTGCTGGATTCTCTAAGTCAGCACCAACAAACGGGTTCAGTTCCTTGAGTTCTTCTAGCTCTAAGGAAACGTCGTACAGTGTGCTCACTGCCTCTAGCATCTCGGCTCTAGTCCAGAGCTTAACGTATGCTACGCTACAGGCTAAAGCAGCGGCGAGTTCATGTAGTACTTGTTCATCAGTACACTCTGCCTCGGCAACTGCGTCCATCAAAGTTTCCCTTAGGGCCACCGACGCATAGTCATTACTTATATTTGATTTCAATCCCATCGTTCTCTCACATATTAAATAGTTTTTCTAGTATTGCTTCTTCATCGTCTTGCCCTGACAGGGTACGGGCCACTCCTCCTGCCTCTTCGTCGTCTAATGTATCTTGTACGTCTTCTAATTTTGCCAGTAGTACGTCTGCCACTCGTTCGTCTACCGTTCCCTCGGCGATGACGTAACTGATAAGCACTGGACGTGTCGAGCCTTGTCTTGAAAATCGTCCCTCTGCTTGAGTTATTTGTCCCGGTGTCCAAGGAAGTAAGGCGAATATCGCCGTGTCAGTATTTTGGAGTCCGTCGATAGCTTCACCAAAAGCGTCAGTCGTACCGACTAAGACACCCGGCCCATCATACTCTGCGTATTCCTTTACCATCTGCTGTCTATCTGCTAAAGAATTACCCCCATGTCCACTCCATAGCTGAGAACCTTTTAGCTTCTTGAGCTTAGTGGCTATAGCTTTAGCCAGCTTCTCACAGTCTTTACGCCTACCAGTAAACACAGTTACCTTCTGACCTGACTCTACGAGTCCGGCCACAGTCTCTGCTATCCACTTATGCTTACGGGATGCTGCCTCTAGTAACTGCATCTCGAATTGAGCTTGCTTACCTTTTTTGGCCATCCTCTTAAACTCAGCCTTAAAACCTACGGGGCGGTTCTGATCTTCAGGAGGTAAGTACACTTGTTGCCTACGCTTAGCTGGTAGGGACTTAGCCATCTCAGCGTAAGCTACAGTATGTGCTACGTCAGACAGCTTTCCTTTAAGCTCGTCACAGTTACTAGTTCCAGTAGTGTCTAAGCCGCCGTACTCCCCGGGCTTGGCATCGCAGTACCTATGAATAAAGTCCCAGTTAGATCCCCATTCTCCGGGATAAACTAAGTCTAGTTGTGCCCATAGGTCAGACCTTCGATCTCTAATCGGCGTAGCCGTGAGTCCTAGCCTACGCTTAGCGGCGTTACTAAGCCTAGCCGCTGCCGCTGCCCTATTGTCTTTCCACCGGTAGCCTACATAGCCTGTTGATGAGACGTACTTCTCTTTACGTTTCCAGTCCTTACCTTTGTGTAGTTCATCCCAGACTACAGCTAGGCCCTCATCTTTAGACCAGCACAGTATCTCTTTCCACCAATGAGGCAGCATCTCCCAAGAGATAATGACACACTCTACATCCTTTCCGATCTTAGCGGGCTTAAAGCCCGTGAGTACGTTGGCTTTAAGGTCGGTGTACTGAGCGGCTTGAAACTTCCATTGGTTCTTAGCCGGTGCTCTAGTAACAACTAGCTTCTTATCGTTAGACTTTAGTATCAACCAGAGCAGCGCCGCTAAAGTCTTACCCGCTCCGCAGGCCCACCATAACATAGCGTCGTTACGGTTAGTACTCCACTTCCATGCTTCCTTCTGGTAGTCTGTTAAGTAATCTTCTAAGACCCAAGGTTTAACGCGGCTCTTTACCTTAGGCATATTCCATGGCTCATTCATCGTTACCCCCTTTAGTGTAGCCATCAGCGTACCAACCTCCTCCCTTAAGGATAAAGGTAGAGGATGACATAAGCCTCTCTAGTTTATTACTACCGCAGTCATCGCAAGTACAATCAGGAATAGCTAGCTCATTACGAACTAGCTTCTCTGATCGATGACTACAGTCTCTACATCTGAACTCGTATATTGGCATGGTACCTCCGGCAAAAGGACATGCCTGCTAAGGACAACAACAAAACAACAAACCTTAGCAGACATGACCTTAAGTATTAGACTGCGACCAAAAGCTCCATAGCTTTGGCATTAGTCTTAGCGCCGGTACCAAACCAAGACGAGGACAGTAGGCTCTCGTTCCTAGCTCGGTCGAAGTTAGTATCTTCCTTAGCCACACCAGTTCTAGTCTGAGCGTGGTGAGTAGTAAACTCGGTGACCGCATTGTAAGCGCCCCAAGCTGTACCTCTAACACCCGGGATGTCAGTACCTACACCAGCTTCGAATAGTTCAGTAAGCTGCTCGTGCCGCTTGTTAGCAATAGTAGCAGCACGACTAGAGTCTTTGCCCTCTGGGATCTCAGGTACTGGGAACATATCGTTAAGGAATACAGCCCAGTCTAGTCCGTTCATTTGCTTCTTGGCTAGACTCTGCATGACCTCACCGTACTGCTCGGCTCGCTCTACTGCTAGACCAAGAATACGTTGGGCCTCCTCAACCTTGTTCATAGCCATTTGGGTATGTCGGATCTTAACCATAGTATCCTTGTTCTTCCTAGCCTCGCCCAGTGCCATGTTCGCTGTATTCTGACATACAATACGAGTAGAAGTAAAGAACGAAGTCAACGGGGTAATGCCGTCGTGGCCCTTGATAAGCGCGAGGTAGGGCTTAACTACGTCGCCGGGTACAGGCTCAAAGGTAAGGTTAGTAAGCTCAGCTAGTAGCCAGATCTTACGACCGCCGTGAAGAGAGCCCGCTGTATTGTAGCGAACTAGCTTACCGGGACCGGCGATAGCATCCATAAACTCAAAGCAATCTTTGTTCTGAATAGGAGTGTACTTGCCGCCGACTACACTTAGTACAGACTTAGTGTCGTCTCGGACTACAGCAAAGTTGTTTGGAATCTCAATCTGACTACCGTCTACGTCATACTCAGCGTACATCTTCTGAAGGCCAACACTAAAGTCTAGGCCCGCTGCCATAATAGCTTCTTCGGCAGTTACTGCCTCGTCCCCTACATGCTGTCCTAAACCGTGCCATGGTGTACCACCAGCATACATCATGTTCGCTCTACCATTACTCATATCTAGTTCGTGACTCATCTTATTTCCCCTCTTCTTTTTTTCGTTGTTCTTTAGTGGTTCGCTTCTCATAATCGGCCTGACTCTTACGGACAGCCTCATCTACCATCTTCATTACGTTACTCATAGTCTCTGCTCTTACCAGTGAATCGGCAAGCATCTTCTCCCAATCAGACATTCTTCTCTCCTTTAGTATTAAACTTAGCTAGCGCAGCTTCAATCTCCCGGCGACCATCCTCTCCATAGACCTCAAGGGCTCTAGTAACTAGTAGGGTAAGGACCGGCTCGGGGAACATCGCTAGGTATAGGTCGTCTAGTAGCTCATCAAATACACGGTCCAGTGGTTGAAACTCGTACTTACACCTAAAGAATTCTTCTAGAGAGACAGCGTGTAGATGGGCCGCAATATCCTTTAGGTCCATCTGATCTAACGGATGCTCCGGATATTCCCTCTCTAAGTGCTCGTCATATGTTATCATGTGATCTCCTTGTCGTTGTTTGATGCCGAATGACATTCCCTGTCGGCCCCAACGGCTTATCCGATTCCGCCGCCAACCGTCAAGAAAATCGCTGTCGATCCGCATGGTTGAGCAATTCCTCGGCCCGGACCTTGACGGAACCCCGCCCGCTGAGGTATATTGCCAGAGCCAAAAGGAGGCAGGATGAAGAGCGGTTATTGGCTAATTGATACCAACGATAAGAACTGGTGGCTATGGGACGCGGGTAAAAAAGTAACAGAGGAGGAAGCTATTAAGCAATTCGAATGGGAAGAAAGCGAGAAAGTAAAAGATATTCAATCAGCTAATCCACCATGGGACGACAGGGAGTAACCATGAACATGTATATGTATTCAGTAGAAGATAAGACCGGCACACCAAGGGCCATGTTCGCTAGTCTAGAGGACGCTAAGACTAACCGTCAGCCCTCGGAGTACGTCGTCGAGTACCGGTTCAGCCTAGACGATAGCGAAACCATAGTATTTCCCTTCACTATTGACTTCGAGGAGGAGTAATGTACTGCCCTAAATGCCGGGAGTTCTCAACAAAAGTAAAAGATATTGCTCAGAGTCATAAGCCTTACGTTATAGGCAAGGGCCGAGAGTACCTAGACAAGTGGGCTAACCTACAGCTAGAGGTACTAAGGGTTAAGCCCCATGTGCCGTTTACTGCTAGGGTACTAGAGTGTAAGATCTGCAAGACTAAGTACAGAAGTCTTGAAGTCTTACTAGAGACAGCCAAGGGCTATAGAACTAAACAACCGGAGTAGCTTCTGTTGGGCTGCTGCGGGAAAAACGGGGTTCGACCTCGATACTTGCCTCGACCTGTCGGGGTTGATACGTTGGAGACGAGCGCCAATCGTGGGGCTCATGAACAAAAGGAAAGAAGATGATTACTATGTATAAATATCTTGAGATTGACTTAGACAATGATGAAATCATAAACGCAGTCGCTGAGTCTACACTAGATGTAGATGAAGTATTCGAAGACGATCAGATCGCAGACTACTGTAGCCGACACATGTCAGTAAGCTACATCTATGAGTATGACGTAATACTAAAGAACGTCGTTAGACTGTGGACTAAAACTAGCGACATCAACGATGAAGAGAAAGCTAAGTTTCTAGCTGAGATTGGCGCACAACTAAAGGAGGTATAAGATGTGGGATAAAACTAGTATTGTAAGTTTCTATACAGAAGCAGAGGCTATGCACTTCTGCGACCGTAATCCTAAGATGAACTTGATGGTAGAGAAAGAACTAGACGGACGTTTTCACGTCTACAACATGGACTAAAGGGAGGATAAGATGACCGTAGAGTATACAGATACCTTTGGAGGAGAGGCAAACTACGCTTGGGTAGAACGCCACACACTAGAAATACCTGAGGACGCTAGTAACCGTACCATTATGCGACGGGCTAAAGCTGCCGTAGGGCTAACTGGGGTAAGAGGAACTAAAGAAGACTGGGGAGATATGATTAGGTTTAAGCCGCACAATATGAATACAGTAATGTTCGTTACATTTGGGGAGGTATAAGATGGGTAAACATAAAGATATGGTTACATGGTATGGTGAAGATTACGATAAGCATAAGTTCCTAGCCAAGAACTTCCTTACTAATGCTTTACTGTATATCAATAATGTAAACGGGGTTGCAGTCTTCGAGGCTACTTACAATAGAGAGTATGACGATAAGGATACATACTGTGCAGGTAAAGTAGATGCGCTACAGAATAGGTTCGACAGTTGGTACCTACAATTAGACGAGACTAACCGTACTCGTTTTGTAGGTGCAGTAATGTTTTACATGTATACTAAAGAGCAACAAAACTACGTTTAAACCTAGTTTATCCTAAACCTAGACCTAGCATACTTTAGTATGCTAGGTTTTATTTTTACCTTAAGTTTAGGCCTATATTCTCAGACTACTATCATCGTGGGCGCAGAGCTAACACACAGGTAGACTAGACTAAACTAGACTAGACTAGACTAGACTAGGTTAAGCTAAGCTGACCTAAACTGGGATAAACTAGGCTAAACTAGGATAAACTAAGCCAGAGCTAAGTCGAGTAAACTCGAACTTATATTAGTTTCTATAGTTAAGACGCACCCGTCGGGGCGCGGTGGCCTTTGGCCGCGCCCCACCGGGCACGCCTTCTTAACATATAGGAGTAAAAAATGGTTATGGAAATAATTGGTCTAACTACACTAGCTATCACAGCTGGGCTTGCAACAGCATGGTACCTA